CTCAGTTAGGCCTGAGCAAGTGGGAGGTTTCTAATAACTCCAGGCGTCCGCGAGGTCTTCGCGGGGATATTTATTCAGGCCCTCCAGGAGGACAAGCTTCCCGAACTGCGCCCTTAGATTGGTTCACTAAATACGTTACTGGCGGTAGACTTGATAAATCTGTGACCGTAGAAATGAATAACATGCTTGGATTGTTATGAGATATCAAGCTATTCGCGCTGCAGTTGAGTCACCCCTCCAAGCAGCATTTGGAGCCCTAAGCCCTGCAGTGCCTGTTTTCTTCGACAATATTACTGCCGCTCCAGAAAATGCAACAACGGAATACATCAAAGTCTCTTTAAGCTTTGGAGTGACCACAGAGCAAGGATTGACTACTAACCTCGACCGAATTAGGGGCTCTATTGTCGTTCGTGTTTACACCGAAAAAGGCAAAGGCCCTGCAAGAAATCAGACGTTGGTAGACACAGCAGTTACAACGCTGCTCAGCTTAAGTGCGTCAACTAGGGCAGCCACAGGTATTTATCTTCGTCCTGGAGTAGTTAATGGGCCTACTTTTTCAACGACTGAACAATCTCCGCACATGATGGGGCGTATAGACGCTGGCTTTATTGCTGAAGATCACGGTTAGTTGTTTCGCTGACAGCACGCTAAGCTGTATGAGTCCGGGTTTCGCCCGTAAGTCCACCATTCTCAGTACCACGAATGGCTACCGTCCTTTCGGGCACCTCTGGAGCCCTTTATTACAAGCCAGCTGGCACATCTGGAACCTTTAAGGCTGCAGATGTCACCAACGCTAGCAATTCCATCAAAGTTGGAACGTTCCTCAACTTCAAGGTAAACGACAAAGTTTCGTTTACCGCTGGCGGGGGCACTCTTCCCGGCGGCCTAGCCGCAGCAACCCCCGTCTTTGTTCTGACCTACACCGCTTCTACCGGAGTAGCCACATTCGCCGCTACTGCAGGCGGTAGTGAGCTTGCTTTAGCAAACGACGGAACCGATGGCACTAGCGCCTTCACAATTGCGTTTACTGAGTTCCAAGCAGTCGCGAACGTACGCTCTTGGAACTTTGAAGTAACCCGTGAAGAAATCGATGTAACAAGCATCGGTGGCACGCTGGGTCAAACCGCACCATTCCGAACCTTTATCTCTGGTTTTGCGGATGGTACAGGTTCAGCTGAGGTTTACTTCACTGATGACGACACCGGCATTTCGGCTCGTTTGATTGAAGACGTTACCCAGCGCAACCAAGCTGGTGCAACGTTCAAGCTATATATGGACGCAGTTGTTTCAGCTGGTACGCCAGATGATGCAGCCAGTCGTTCCATCTCAATGGAAGCGGTACTGACTTCTGCAAGTTATTCAGTTACTCCTGACGACGCACAGGCAGTATCAATTAACTTCCGTCCAACTGCAGCCCCTACATTCGACTTCGCTAAGAGCTAATAGTCGATTGATGATAAAGAGGCCCCTGACATTGTTAGGGGCTTTTTTAGTGCTAGTGTAGTAAGACAATTAGTTGTAACTCATGGCATTACGCGCCATTGACCGTCTCAAGAAAGCCGCAAATTTAGAAGCAACAAAGAGAGTCGTTACTCTTTCGGACGACAGCAAGTTTGAGATGTGGGTTACGCCATTGACGATGGCAGAACGTGAACGTGCTCAAAAGCGCGCTGGATCGGATGACGCCAATGCGTTTGCGCTGCAGCTTTTGATCACGAAAGCTAAGGACGAAGTTGGGGAGTCGTTGTTTTTGGCTGGCGAAGTTGATGTATTGAAGAACGAGGTGAAAGACAAGGATTTGCAGGCTTTGATGCTGGCGATCCTGACTGACGACGAAGAAGAAGAGGCAATCGACCCAAAATCCTAGGAGCCGAGCTTCGGAAGGATAACTGGCTCATGCTGCAGTTTGGCATTGCCAAGGAGCTTGGCATGAGCTTGTCGGAGCTACGGTCAACGATGACAGCAGAAGAGGTTTTGGGTTGGAGCGCGTATTTTAAAATTTTGAACGAAGACCAAGAAAAGGAGTTAGCAAAGGCAAGGCGTCGAAGGTAGAGTGTTGTAACTAAGGCTTTGTTGTACCGCTGTGGCCTATAGAGCTGAGATTGAGATTGTTGCAAAGGGCGTAACGAAAGTTACGCAGTTGCAAAAAGGTCTCAATCAGCTTGCGAAGCAGATTGACCATTTAAACGGCCCAGGGTCTTTAAAAGACTTTAACGGCCAATTAGCGCAGGCTAAAAAACTTTTAGATCGTGCTCAGCAGGGCACGGTGGAAGAGAAAAGAGCGGTTGATAAGTATGTAACCGCACTAAAAAATGCTAATACCGCACAGGTTCGTACCAACAAGCTTATTGCCGAAGAGATCAGGCAACGTGATGGTGCTACAGCCTCACTAAAACGTTATAATGCTGCTGCTGCGTCAGCCCGCCAGCCTGGCGGCAGTATGGCTGGTCGGTATGTGAGGCCAGGCTCGGCAGCAAGTCGCACTCAGTTTTCTAGTCCTATTGGGCCTAAGCCAGGCGTTCAGTTTGGCTCAACAACTCAGTTTGGGCCGACGCCATTAGCTGCACCAGAGTCCATTTTTCGTGGGCAGTCGTCAGCTGTTGAAGGACGAGTTAAACGAATACTGGAAATAAAAAAAGGTGAGCTGCAACTTGAAAAAGCTTTAATAGGCTTGCAGCAAAAATCAAGAGGTTTGGATGCTGCATCCATTGCAGACAATAACCGAATTTTAGATATAAAAGCGAAGGAAGTTAGCAGAAACAACGAAATAATTCGCCAAGAAAAAGTCAGGCAAAGTATTTTACGCAAGCGGCAAAGGCTTGAAGCCGCTGGACGTGGCCCTGGCGGGGGAAGAGGGAGAAGAGGAAGCAGGTTCCAAGACATCGCAACAGGTGCTGGCTTTCCACTGTTGTTTGGTGGCGGCCCAATTCAAGCATTAGCAGGTGGTATCGGTGGAGCGTTTGGTGGCTTAGGCGGATCAATCGCTGCTAGTGCAATTACTGCACAGGTCGAAGCCTTCGCAACAGAAGCGGCAAAGGTTGGCCAAGCCCTGAACTCAACCGGTGGTGCGTTGGAGTTAATGCGTGAAAAATCTTTGTTTAGCACCGATGCGGCAAGGGAGCGTGCTGCCGTCTTGGAAGAGCTGGGCCAAGTAGAAGAATTGGCGGCACATCTTGGCCAGGAAATGGCAAAGGCGATTGGCAATGAAGGCGTCAAAGCGTTGCAAGATTTAGGCGAAACAAGCAAGGAAACAACAAGACTTTGGAACTTATTAACCACGCAGTTATTTAGATTGGTTTCGGGCCCACTTAATGCTTTCTTAAAAATTGTCAATCAGGCTCTTGGTGGCATTACGGTACAGCAACAAGTTGAGGCTCGAAAGGCAGACCTTGGAGCGGATGGCGCAGCTGCACTGGATGCGCGAATTGCTGAGTTAGTGGCGGGTGACGACTCCGGTATAACCGAGAAAAGAAAACGTAGGGGATTTAAAGGCGTTGGAGGCTTAAGTAAGACTGAGGCTCGGACGCAAGCTTTGGGTGAAGCCCAATTCCAAGTTGCTGCCAAGCCACTTCCGATTACTGCACAAGATCAAAGAGATTTTTCAGTCAGCGGCGGAGGCACCAAAAAAGATGTTGTTCCAGGGCTGAAGATCCAAGTACAGCTTCAAGAGCGCCTGCTCGGTCTAAATACTAAAATTGCAGAAGCAAAACGTGATGGGGATGAAGGAGCAGCAGCAGTTCTTGAAGTTGAAAAAATCTTTGAACAAACAGCAGCTAACATAAATAAAATCAAAGCCGAAGGTCTTGATAAAGAGGCGGAGACTTTAAAAATTAGGTCTGAAGAGTTAAACGGTCTTCAGCAAGTCGAAGCAGTAAACAACCGGATGAGAGATGCAGAGGCTAAGAAGGCAGAAAAAGTTAAAGAGACTGTCAGCAACCTTCAAGATGAAGGCGCATTGTTGCAGGCAAAGTTGGATGGGAGTGAGACAGAAGTAGCGTTAAAGCAAAAAATTGCTGAGGCTACAAAAGATCTAAGTGCAGAAGACGCTAAAAGAGTAGAAAACCTAATTAGAGCCAACGCACTCTTGTCGGAACAAGTAAAAATAGCAGACCAAACAAACCAAGTTTACGCACAAATTGGACAAACAATTCAATCTGGAATTGTCGGCGGAATCCAGAGTGCTATTGACGGCAGCAAATCGCTTGGAGAGTCGTTGTCTGGCATCCTTAAACAGCTTGGCGGGATATTCCTTCAAGCGGGTGGGTGAAGGCGGTGAGCCTGAGTACGTCATCCCTGAATCCAAGATGCGTGAAAGCATGTCGCGTTATTCGCGTGGTTCACGCGGCTCCTCCGTTATTCCTGAGGCAGGAGCTTCTGGGACATCAGGCGATGGAGGCATTGCAGTTGCCGCACCAATCGATGTTCGCTACACCGTGGAACGTATCAACAGCGTTGATTATGTAACCGCTGATCAGTTCCAGAATGGGCTGCAAAGTGCAGCGGCACAAGGCGCACAACGCGGTGAACAGAACACGCTAAAACGATTACAGATGAGCGGTAGTGCCCGCAAGAGGATAGGTCTATGACAAGTTTTGCTTTTGGCCATGCGTTACGGATGACGGACAAGGAGGAGCGGAAATATAATTTTCAGAATTTTTTTATTGGCAAACAGATCACGCACAAGGGCTCTAGTTATAGGTTTGTCCCTTTTGGTTTTTCTGGCGTCACCGTTAACCGCACAGGCGACGGCCTAGAAGCAGCGTTGGCCTTTCCAAACAACAGCCTGGCACGCAATTGGGGCGTTGGTGCAATTGAAGAAGCCTGGATCATAGAGGTTGATGTGCTGATGATTGAAGATCCTGACCCTGACACGGGTTTGTCAACGGCAAACAAAGTCATTCACACCTACACAGGCCAGGTAACAGGCGGCCAGTGGGACAACACGTCTTTAAACCTGGAACTGAGTTCGGTACTGGATGCTGTTGGAACGGACGTACCAAGACG